TTTCCGCCATTACTTAATGTAAACGATAATATATTATCAGTTATATTACTCCAATAAGTATTACTATTATCAGAAACAAAACCCCATTTTTTAGCAGATACGCCTGTTCTTTGGTAAATTATAGATGTTGAATTTGTATTCTCAATATCTAATGCAGCATCTGGACTTGTCGTTCCGATACCTACATTACCGTTTGTTGCTAATCGCATTACTTCGGCATTATTAGCACGAAATTGAACTGAAGTATTTGCAAGACCACCAATAATTGCAAGGTTACTATCCCAACTTAAAATTCCGTTTCCATTTGTAACACCCCAAGTTGTAACACCATCATTTGATACTTTAAAATTGTTACCTATTTGAAATTTTTCACTTGGTGAAGTCGTTCCAATACCTACGTTGGTTCCATTATCAAATATGATACTATTTTCTAACGCATTAGTTCCGTTAAATCTTGGCACATAATTATCCGTACCACTACCGCCAATTTTATTAGCATATAAGTCATCGAAGTTCTCATCTGTTTTTATGAATGCACCTCTTAAAGTATCTCCTGTGCCATCATTTGCTGCTGCACCTACGTTTATTATCTGTTGAGCCATTGATATATTTTATCTATTGTTATTTGAATTGTATCTACTGTGTAATTTATACTATCAACCGTAAAGGCTATAATTTTTTTTTTAAGTCAGTCTCTCCACTAGAACTGAATTGATATATATAACCCCAATTGTTAGTACTATTAAAAGCACCTTTACCGAAATCTATATCGTTATTGTTTGCTGCTTGTCCCCAACCTATTTGGTTTGCCATCTTTCTCTTTTTTTAATTGTAAATACTTTTGTAGCTTTACTATGTTTTCCTCTTTTACTTTATATTTTACAGTACCCACCCTACGAAATTTGCTTTAGTGTCAGGGAACATATCTGCATTTGAGTTACTAAAATACTCAGGATATCTCTGTCCTGCAAATATTCCCATATAATCAATAAATCTTCTAGTATAAAATTCTGCAAAGTTTCTATACTTTTGTGTTATAAAATCTACCTCCTCTTTGCTAGGTATATCGGCTACATCATTTCTATGTTTAAAAATACCTCCGTTCTTAATAGTAACTCCTGCAAATGGTACATAATCGACCATAGCAAAATGTATTAACATCGGTTGTATATATTCGTTTAATAAAAATTGATAGTCAGGTGTTAAATCGTCATTCTCAATATCAGTAGTAAATCTATCATATAACTGTGTACCTAAATAGTTCTGTATATGCATCTGTTGAGCTATTTTAATAAACTGAATAAACTCGTTTGTGTCTACATTACCATTTATAATAGTATTTCTCTTTATGTCCTCAGGGGTTACAAATAGTATCATTTTATCTAGGGTTTAAATATCCGTGATTAGGCATATCATAAGGCAATTTAGCTACTTTTGGATCGTTAACAGGTAATCTGTATTTAGCTCTTTCGCTTGGCTCTATGTTATTTATAATTTCTCTCGCTTGGTTTACACTAATTTTTCCGTTATTTTTCTTTAAAAATATACTTCGCATCCAATAATGTTTGCAATTAGCTCCGCCCTTGTATAACCATATATTATACGCTACTGTTCCTCTTGGTCCAAAGCCCGGATTATAGTTAGTGTCCTTATCTAAGTCCTCGTATCTGTAAAATAGTCCGTTACTCATCATTAACTTGCAAAACTCTCTCTCAGGTGCAGTACTACCGGCATAAGAATAACGTATTTTAAATAAATCATTATCTTGCCAACTACTACCTGCTGTAGGCTGTATTTGAGCCGCAAACTTAAAAGAATTATTACAAATAGTGTTATAGATATATTCGTCTTCTCCTGCTTCGCTTTCTGTAACTAATTCCCACTCGTTTAAGTCTATACTTTCTCCGTCTAATTGAGCTAGTATTTCTGAGTACATACTATCGCTTACTTTTGAAAAGTTCTGCCCTGTCTCTTCTACTATTTGCTCCTTAGTAGTTGCATTTTCTAAGTCTACAAACTCTAAAGGCTGTAAGGTTTTGAAATATAATTTTACATTAACTTTATTAAAAGATAAAATCTTATCAATGTTTTTAATAATTAAGTCCTGAAAAGGTCTAACTACTACGTTATCCATTAAGATAGAGCCTGTCTTTAACTCTTCTGCATTATTACCTAGACCTGAATTGTCTTTTATCCCTAATAACATAGGGCTTACTACTCTGTGAGCTACCATAATTTTACGCATACTCTCATCACTAAGGAATTGGTATTGATTATGTGCATCTGATAACTGTACAGCCTCTAAAGTAGCTTTCTCCTCAGGTTTGTCATTAAACGCTAGAATAAATCTACCTGCATTACTAGTACCTCCATATTTTCTTTGTACATCTGCCTCAATAGTAGCCTGCATATCTTCGTCAGGTATACCATTGTTAAAGTTAATTAACATACTAGGTGCTAGACCATTAAGAATGTTATTCAAGTGATAATTAGATATCTCCTCTTCTAACTCAGCATATTGTAACCCTCCCTGATAGTCAGGCGGTGAATAGTAATAAAAACCTGCTTTATAAGGTTTAATATATAATATCTCGCAACCTGAATTACTTGTTCCAAAAGCACAAATAGGCTCAGGCTTATCAGTTCTTTTTAATTTACTCCAATCGTGAAAATAATAGTAATGTTCTATAACTCCGTCTTCGTTTGCTTTACCTGCTCTTAATGTTTGTACAGGGAAATGTTCTACTTCTAAAATTTTAGTATGGTCTATATTATAAACAACCTGAATAGCAGCATTACCTAATAATTTTAAATCTGAGCTAATCTTTTCTACATCTTCGTCTTTAATAAGCATTTTAAACTCTGTATAGTCCTTTAAACTTGCATCTATAGCATCTATACCTCTACCGAAAATCATTTGGCTAATACCGTTTATACAAGCGTTATTTGTAGGGCTACCATTGTACCTGTCAATTAAATGCTCAAAATACAAATTGTTATCTCCATACTCTACCCAATCTTTACTTTTTACCTCTTTTACAATAGGCGAAGTATAGCTGTTCATTTGTACAAATCTTATGCTATTTTTGTTTTTATTTTCCATATTAAACTGTTATGTAATCATTGTTATAACTAGTATCGCTAGTGTAAACATTTTTGTTTATATCGTAATCTACTTGGTCTGTACAAAAAACTCTGTCTTTAAATATTACCTCTTCGTCATATAGAATAGTAATGTTATAAAAACTATTATTCTTTAAATCAAACTCAGCTGTTACAAAATAATTATCTTCTACTATCGTAATTATAGGTACTATATTTGTTCTCTCATTAGTAGTCTCATTCTCTAAAATAATCAAAACTCCTGTTTCGTATCTTCTAGGAATGCATTTAAAAGTTTGGTCTTCTATTGTTTGTTGTAATATTATCATACATATATAACGACTTTATTTTAAATTTTGCACAAAAAAAAAGGATAGCTAAAAAACTATCCCTTTAATCTATAATTAACCTTAATTATGCAGGGTTAATATTTACTGTCTCTAAGTTAGAGCTAATAATTGTTGGGTTTACTAAGTATGGATAAAATGGCTCAGATGCAGTTAAATTTAAAGTGTATCCGCTCATATCTCCGAATGCAGCTCCTGTTGCAAATGTACCTCCTGTTGTATCACAACCTCTAGTAACTCCTACCGAGTAAAATTTACCGTTATTGTCCTCAATAAATACGTGAGGTCTACCGATAATAATTTGGTTTAAAGCTACAGTAGTCTCGTCATCTAACTTGTGTAAAGCAACTGTTAAAGCTTGTTCATAGTAAGTAGTACCATTCTCAGCACTTTGCGTAACTGTAACCTCTAAAGAGTTAGCTCCTCTTACTTCATATTTAAAAATCTCAGGCGTTCCTGCAATAGCAGTAATCTCTCCTCCTGAAATAGTCAAGGCTCCTAATGTATCATAGTCTGCAAAGTAAATGTTACGAATTCCTCCGACATTGTCCTTACAAGCTAATAAACGCCCTGTATTTATAGTACATAACATATATTAAAATTTAATAATTAAAAAAAAAAGGGTGGTGTTACCCACCCCTATAAATTTAGTCGCAGTTAACTAATACAATCTCGTTTCCGAAACCTACTTGTGTACCTTGAGACCATCTCATAATGAAACGTACATTTTTACTTCCGTCAGTTTCTGCCATATCTAAAACTCTCACTTCATTCAAATTATCTAAAAGTCCAATACCGAAGTATAAGTTAGATTTTCTAGCAATTACGATTTTGTTACCAAGCTCTCCTGATACGAATATTTTAATACCATCAAAAGTTAAAGCCTGAATTCCATCATACCACATTGTACCCATAGCGTTAACACCATTAGCACCTACGTTAGCAGCGAAACCTCCTAAAGCTCTTACATACGCTTTAAAACTTTCAAAGCCCATATAGATAGTTAAGTCTTCTTTACCATAAACATTGTTAGGTAATAAGTCTACAGCATCTCCTAAAGTATCAATAATGTTAGCAGCAGTTGGTGCACC